GCTCTTTTATCACACGTGCAAAATTACAGATTTTGAGGTTTGAGCTAGAAAAAACGATATGAACAAATCAACAGCGGGGCGGAAAAAGCTACCCACAGCATTAAAAATGCTTAAAGGAACTGACCAACCGTGCCGGTTAAATAAGTCCGAGCCGAAACCCGAAGCCACAAAAATTCGGGCGCCTACTGGCTTGTCGCCACAGGCAAAAAAGCACTGGCGATCCATTAGCAAGGAATTAATTGCAGCCGGAATAATCGTCAACACAGATACCAATTCGTTTACGGTATTGTGCGAAACCTACGCCCAGTGGATTGACACGACTGCCCAGCTCAATGTTGAGGGTGTAGTTATTCAGAACGAAAAGGGATTTCCAATGTTAAACCCGGCTTTCAATGCCAGCCATAAACTAGCGCTGTTATTGAGAACGCTATTTGTCGAGTTCGGTATGACACCATCGAGCCGCACGAACATAGTCAGCACGAAAGCCGACGATAAACCCGAGTCACCGTGGCAGGCATTTGGAACATAACGACCATATAAACGCCTACATTGCGGGCGTCCTATCCGGCGAGGTACTAGCCGGTGAGCTTGTCCGGCAAACGGTACAGCGCCACGTTGATGATATTGATAAACAGGTAGATTTCCATTTCGATGAGGCGTTGGCTGATAAGGCGTGCAGGTTTGTCGAGCTTATGCCGCACGTCAAGGGCAAGTGGGAAAAGCCGACAATCGTGCTGGCACCCTGGCAGAAGTTTATTCTTGGCATGGTGTTCGGTTGGGTTGATGCGCACCAGCACCGCAGATTCAAGACTGTCTACATCGAGGTTGCCCGCAAGAATGCTAAATCAACATTGTGCAGTGCTATCGCGCTTTATGTGTTGGCTTGCGACGATGAAAACGGGCCGGATTGTTACACAGCTGCGACGACCCGCGAGCAAGCACGCATTGTTTTCAACGATGCAAAGCGCATGGCTGAGATGTCGCCAGAGTTTCGGGTACAGTTTGGCATTGATACGTCGGCCCATGCGGTGTTCAGAGAGTCCACGGGTGGCAGTTTGCGCTCAGTTAGTGCGGAAGGCTCAACGCTGGACGGCCTTAACGTTCACTTGGCTATCATTGATGAGCTACACGCCCACAAGAGCCGCAAGGTTTGGGACGTGTTAGAGACGGCAACCGCAGCCCGGACGCAGCCATTGATGTTTGCGATCACCACGGCTGGTAGTAACCGCACTGGAATATGTTACGAACAGCGCGACTATGTGCGCAAGGTTCTCGCGGGGGTTGTCACTGATGATGAATACTTTGGGATGATATTTGCAGTAGATGATTCTGATTTAGATGATCGCGACAAATTGTTGTCCGACCCTGCTATATGGGCAAAGGCAAATCCCAATTTAAACGTATCCGTTCGTGTTGGTGACTTGGAACGCAAGGCTCGCAAGGCAAGGCAGCAGGCATCAGCACAAAATAACTTTCTGACAAAGCATTTAAACGTCTGGGTTAACGCTGATACAGCGTGGCTACCTATTCAAGCATGGGACAAATGCGCGGATGAGTCGCTGCTGATTGAGGATTTCGCCGGGCAAGAGTGTGTCATGGGGCTTGATCTGGCATCAAAGCGGGACATCATGGCGCAGGTGTACACGTTTCAACGTGTCATTGATGGGCAGAAACACTTATACATATTTGGTGATTACTACTTACCGCAAGACGCGGTAGAGGAATCGTTAAATTCACAATATGAAGGATGGGAAATAGAGGGCAGACTGATCGTGTCACCGGGTAGCACAAACGACTTTGCGCTGTTAGAGGAGCGCATCAAGTTCGCCGTTAACACTTATCAGATGCGAGATATACCCTATGACCCATCCCAAGCTACGCAGCTATCAACGCGCATGGCAGATGAAAATATAACAATGAGCGAAGTTACTCAGTCAGTGGCGAATTTTAGCGAGCCTATGAAAGAGATCGAGGCGATGGTGTACGACGGACGGCTGCACCACAACGGCTGCCCGATCATGTCGTGGGCCGTTTCTAACGTCGTTTGTCATGTCAACGCAAAAGATCAGATATACCCGCGCAAAGAGACGGCAGATAATAAAATCGACCCGGTGGTGGCGTTGATCATGGCCGTGAGAAAGTGGATCGACGGTGTAGAAGAACCCAAAGAGAACGTTTACAAGAGCCGGGGCGCTAGAACATTATGAGATTGTTTCCACGGCGGGTTAAATCCACTGCCACAACGCCCCAAGAGATCGAGGCGATGATACTGGCGCAGTACACGCAGTCGTTATCAGGTATAAGCGTATCGCCCAACGATGCGATCAAGGTGCCAGAGGTTCTAGCCTGCATCAACGTGATAGCACAATCGTTCTCGATGCTGCCGTTTCATTTGATGCAAAAGAAAGACGAATCACGCGAGAAGGTAACGGATTCACCGGTATACAAGGTGCTTGGGCAGAAGCCAAACGGGTTTCAGAGCCCGCTAGAGTTCCGCCGCACGATGACATTCAATGCGGCATGGCAGGGTAACGCCTATGCACATGCTCAGAAACTGGGCGGGCGCCTGTTACAGCTAGTGCCAATCGCGAATTCGAGGGTAACGCCAAAGCTACAAGATGATTATTCGATTGAATATCATATCAAAGGCACCAGCGGCCAGCCGAATACAGACAAGGTGTATACGGAGGATGAGATATTTCATCTACGCGGGCCGATATGCCCCGCTGGTTGGTTGTCTGACAGCCCGATTGTGGTGGGCCGCGAACCTATCGCTACCATGATTGCGATGGATCGATACGCAGGGAAGTTGTTTCTAAAAGAGAGCATGGCGCGTGGTGCGTTCAAATTACCGCAGATGGAATCGCTGAGTGATGAGGAATTTGACAGGCTCAAAGCATCGCTTAACGCATCCACTGAGTCAGGCGAGATACCGCTGCTAGAACAGGGGCTTGAATACCTGAAAATGGATTATAGCGCTCGTGAAAGCCAGTTCTCAGAGATGGCATCGCAGCAAATTAACAAGCTGTGCCGGTTGTGGCGCATACAACCCCACATGATTCAGTCTTTGAAGGATGCAACATTTTCGAATATTGAGCACCAGAGCCGCGAATTCGTGGACCATACCCTAATGCCTTGGATTCAGTTATGGGAATCAGCTATAAAAATGCAACTGATGGACCCTGCCCGAGAGGATACATACCCGAAATTCAGCGTGCAGGCACTTCTCAGAGGTGATAATGCCACGCGAGCCGCGTTCTACCAGTCTGCTGTAGGTGGGCCGTGGATGGCGCCAAATGAGGCTCGGCAGTTTGAGGATATGAACAGCGTAGAAGGGGGCGATGAATTACTCAAGCCGTTAAACATGACAGGCGCAGAAGAACAGAGCGATGCAACAGACACACAAGAGGCCGTGAGCGATGCTGAATAAGAAACAATCACCGATTCAGGTTAAAGAGGTTTCGGCTAGTGGCGAGCTGGCGGGGTACGCAAGCGTGTTCGGTGTTAAAGATCAGCACGGGGATATCGTGGTGCCTGGTGCGTTTGAACAGACGATAGCGGCGCATAAGGCAGCAGGCACAATGCCCAAGTTGTTATATCAGCACGACACGACAGAGATTATCGGCGAGCACAGGGTTCTGCGAGAGGATGCAAAAGGTTTGTACTTTGAAGCGTTGTTATATAAAGACGACCCGGCGATACCCCAGGCAGCTAAAGCGTATTCACTGGTGAAGCGTGGGCAGCTCGATGGGGTATCCATTGGTTTTTCACTTAACGAGCCAGAGGTATACGACAAAGCGCAAGACGCCTACCTGTTAACCTCGATTAATTTGTGGGAAAATTCGCTGGTTACATTCGGTAGCAACCACGCGGCTCGGGTTGAGTCGGTTAAAACATCGCTGGAACATGGAACGATGCCGCTTGCGCGAGACGTGGAACGGGCGTTGCGTGAAATTGGATTTAGTACCAGCCAAAGCAAGAAGTTTATGAGCGGCGGTTACAAGTTACTGGATGAGGATTACGCATTGCAGTCTGAAATTGATAGACTGTTAGCAATGATGAGAGGTTAAGCGCTACCGCTATGGTTGCGTAGTAATACAGAGAAGTACACCCCGCAAGGTTAGGGGTTCGCTCGCGAGACGTTTGCGGAAAAACCAAAACACTAAACTAAAAGGTAATCGATATGGATGCTCAACTGAGCAAGACCATTGATGAGCTTGGCAGTGCTGTTGAGGATTTTCGCAGCACACAAAAGCGCGTTGATGCACTGGAAAAAGAAGGATTAAACGGCGCCGATGTTAAAGAGCAGGTAGCGAAGCTATCAGCCGACATCAGCAAAGTCGAGGGCATTAAAACAGCACTCGATACCGTGCTGAAAGAGCGCGACGCCGATGCCAAAACAATGTCGGAATTGCAGAGCGAGAATATTCAAGTTCTCAAAGAACTCGAAGAACTGGCGAAAAAGTCCGGGCGCCCCAATGCGACAAGCAGCCCAGAGGTGGAAGCACACAAAGCGGCGTTCGGTAATTATTTGCGCAAGGGTACCGATAACGGCCTGGGTGATCTTCAATTCAAGGCGGTTAATATAACCACCGATGCTGATGGCGCATTCGCAGTGCCC